GAACGGAGGCTAAGCAATGAAGCGCTGGTACAAATCAAAGACGGTGTGGATTAACGTGTTGTCCTTGGTCGCCATGATACTCGCAACGGTTGCACAGTGGCCCGAGATGAACGACGTCGCACCGCAACTCGTCTACGCACTCGCTATTGTCAACGTGTTGCTTCGCTTCGTGACGTCGGAGTCCGTGCGGTGACTGCGCCAAAGAAGTCACGGCCCTTCGTCGTCAAGGGCGAGCGCCAATCCGACATGATAACCAAGATTCAGCAGGCCGAAGTCTTGGAAGCCATCGAGCGCCTCGGTTTCATGACGGACGCGTGCAAGGTGTGCAACATCAACCGACGCGACCTACTCCGCGCACGCGACGCCGACCCGGTGTTCGCTGCGAAGGTCGAAGAAGCGACACGACGCGGCCGCGAAGTGCGCCAAGAGTTCCTCGAATCCTTGGCGTACAGCATGGCGCCGACAACGCCGGTCATGGTGATGTTCCTGCTAAAGAAACTCGACCCGTCATACAGAGAATCGTACAATGTACACTCCACTACAGGCCCCAACGACTACGTCATTGACCTCACCGCTGACGATCCGGCACCAATCACAGACGTCACCCCAAAAGGCGTTCTGGGCGAGTGACGCGCGGTTTCGTCTGTTCGTCGGCGGCCGTGGCAGTGGCAAGACGCGGGCCGGCGCCGTGGAAGCACTGCGACAGCCCCGAGGCTCCACGGGACTCATTGTTGCGCCGACGTATCCCATGTTGAAACTTGGCGCAATGGAGACAATTCTTCGCTTGGTCGCCAAGGCTGGCATCGCGACGTCGTGGAACAAGTCAGATATGGAACTTCGTTTGCTCGGTGACCGGCGCATCATCTTTCGCAGTGCGGATAACCCTGACCGGCTCCGAGGCGCTAACGCTGGATGGCTTTGGCTCGACGAGGTCGCCATGATGGACCGCGACATTTGGCCGTTGAGTATCGCAACGCTTCGTGAATCGCCAGGTCGGGCTTGGATGAGTACGACGCCACGCGGCAAAGATTGGGTCTATGAGTTGTTCGCCGGCAATCATCGCGACTACGCAACGATACGAAGCAAGACGACGGACAACACGTTCCTCGATGACACCTTCGTTGCCACGCTCAAAGAATCGATGACATCCGAGATGTATCGCCAAGAGGTCGACGGCGATTTCATCGACCCGATTGGCGCCATGTTTCAAAGGCACTGGCTACGCACGACCGACACGCGACCGCACAATGCGAAGTGGTTCCGCTATTGGGACTTGGCATCGTCGGTTAAGCAGAGCGCAGACTATACCGCGTCCGTCCGTGTGTGTTTACACGACGGCGTGTTCTATATTGCCGACGGTATCAAAGTGAAAGCGGAGTGGCCTGATGTACGACGCATCATGGTGGACACCATGCGCCGCGAAGCGGACACGACGCACGGCATCGAGAAAGCACAGCACGGACTCGCCGCAACGCAAGAACTGCGACGGCTTCCCGAGTTGGCCGACGTGTCGTTCAAAGGTATTGACGTCAAGGGCGACAAAGTCCAGCGCGCTATGCCTTGGGCGTCTAGAGCCGAAGCCGGAGCCGTGGCCGTGGTGAACGGTGCATGGGTTCGTGATTTCTTGGATGAGGTCGTCGCGTTCCCAAGCGCACCGCATGACGACTACGTAGACGCGGCCAGCGGTGCGGTCGCGATGATTTCGAAGCCTCGCGTAGAATGGAGTTTTGCATGACCATGAACAACCCGGCATGGCTGGGTCAGTTACTGCGCAACGGGACGATTAAACAGCCCGACATCGCATACGCACACGTGGCGCCGTTGTATCGTGCGGTTGAACTCCGTGCCGATGCACTGAGTTCCGTGCCGTATCGTTTGATGCGCAACGGTGTCGAAGTGGAGTGGCCATGGAAGAAGAATTTTTCACGGCTCATCGCATCGACGGAACGAAGCCTTCTCGTCACCGGCGCGGCGTACTGGGTGCGTATCGTCAAAGGTCGCACGCTGACCGGCTTCGAGGCGCTCAACCCCACGACGGTGAATTACCGCTACGATCCGAACATGGGCACGCTTGAAAATCCATACCTCGGCTTGTCGTTCAACCAAGTGATTGGCGGAAAGATGTACGGGCCGTGGACGTTGGAACAAATCGTATACTTCCGTGAGAACTCATTCATCGACGACGTCGGGCCGGGCTTGGCACCTGCGCAGGTCGCCATGCAGAACGCGCAGTTGTCCTACAACCTCGACCGCTTTACTTCGATGTTCTTTGAGGGTGGAGCGCAGCCGGTGACAGTGATGAACTTGCCCGACTCGATGGATGACTCCGAGTTTAAACGGATGGGCGCAGAGATTAACCAGCGCGGAAGCGGAGTACTCAACGCGTTCAAATGGATATTCGTGCGTGCGCAAGAACTCAAGGTACAGAAGATTACACCGGACATCAATACGTTGATGATGCCAGAACTCGCCGACCGTACACTGAAGCAAATCGCCATGACCATGGGCGTACCGCTGACCATGCTCGAAGCATCGGCGGCGAACTACGCAACCGCAGATTCTGACCGGCAATCATTTTGGCGCGAAACCGTCATCCCTCGGTTGCCGAAGTTGGCCGACGTTCTCAACGAGCAACTCCTCGGACCGCTCAACTACGAAATCCAATTCATGCCGGAGCAACTCGACGTCATGCAAGCCGACGAAGCACAGCGCTCCGGGTCTTTGTTGCAGTTGACGCAAGCCGGCGTACCACTTCGGGCCGCGATGCAGATTCTTGGCTACGACAACATTGCCGACATCGTGCTTCCCGGCGATCTCGCCGCGCCGGAATCGACACCAGTCGAAGCGCCAACCAACGAAGGCACCGTCGCACCTGAGGGCATGACGGCGACCACCAAAGCCGTGGCCAATGAATGGGCGCTACTCTCAAAAAAAATCGAGCGCAGGATTAAGAGCGGACGAGACCCACGCACCTCGTTTGATTCTGCGTTGATTCCCGCTGACCACGTCGATGCCGTGATGGCGCACTGCTACAAAGGGATGACCGTTGCGGACGTGCACGACGTCATCCACGCGGTCAAAGCACCGGTCGACGACATGACACCCGACGAACTGCGCATCTATAACCGCATCATCAAAGAGATGCGCAAGAAGGGCGAACAGTGGGCGCGCGACATCGCCAACGAGCGCAACCCCGAGACCTCACTGCGCGATGTCATCAAGCCCGTCTTAGATTCGGAACTGGGCACGACGATGGGCAAGCGCATTGACCGGCTCGGCACGCAGTTCAACATCCCGATGGATACCGGCGACCAGTCGCGGTATATCCAAGATTGGTTGCTTGACTACACGCCACAAGAAACTGCCAAAATCGACAAGACCACAGCGGACCGCATCAAGCCCATCATCGAGATGTTCCGCACGACGCCGGGCATGACGATACAAGACATCGAGGCGGCCGTTGCGCCACTGAGTGACCCGATGCGCGCCAAGATGATTGCCATCACCGAGACAACGCGCGCCGCATCGCAGGCAACGACGTCGTATCAGGAATATCTCAGAGAACGCGGTATCAACATGGTACGCGTGTGGAATACCGACGCCGACGAATTGGTGTGCGACATCTGCACCGGTCGAGTCTACGGTGTGAAACTGAACGGGCTCACCGAAGACCAGTGGCCACCAGAGGTAGCAGCGGGGCCACCTGCGCACGTCAATTGTCGATGTGACACGACGTTGCGGTTGGTGCGCTAATGGCGAACAACATCACCGTCGAAATCCTCGGACGCATTGGCGAGGCGCAGATTGGCGAATTGATACGCACCGTCACGCTGGGCTATGCGGTGCTTGTGCAAGGTCAACTGAACGAAGACAAGCCACCGCCACCGGGCCCGGGCTCGATGAAGTTCAAGTCAGAGAAGCAACGGCGCTTTGTCATGGCGAACTATTCCCGCGGCAACATCACGGTTCCGTACAAACGCGGTACCGGGTCCACGTTGAAGGGCAGCGAAGCACTGAACCGTTCATACCGCGTCGACCTGTCAGGGGACGAGGTGACGCTGACCAGTGCGGCGTCGTATGCTCCGTACGTCGTGGGTGATCAGCAGGCCGACATACACAAAGGACGATGGACGACGTCGGCGCAAGCCGTCGACACCATACAAAGCAACGGCACACTTGAGGCGCTCGTTGCGCAGGCAATGGAGAAACTTTAATGCCGTATTACATGGAACGCGACGATGTGTACTGCGTGTACAAAGAAGGCGACGAAGAGCCGATGCAATGCTACGCCAACGAAGAAGATGCGAACGCGTATCTGACCGCGTTGAACATTGCGACGGCCGACGAAACCAAGGCAACCTACATTGCACCGCAGGCAGTCGCCGACAACGCACAGCGCGCGCTCGACGTGCGGGCCGAAAAGCCAGCAAGTCAGCAGGGCATGACTCCGGTCGGCTTGGCGCGTGCGAATCAATTGGCAAACCGCGAACCCATCAGCCTCGACACCGTGCAACGCATGGCCGCATACTTTGACCGTCACGAGATTGACAAAGAGGGTGCGACGTGGTCGGAGCAGGGCAAGGGGTGGCAAGCATGGTACGGCTGGGGTGGTGACGAAGGGCGCGCGTGGGCGCGTCGTATTTTACAGGAGAACACAATGAGCACCAAGGCATCACGTCGGCATTCCGAGAGCGACATGGAAGCGCTTCGCATGGCCGCGTATCACAACCGCGAAACCATGAAGGCATTGCGCACGGTCGGCTACGACGGCATGAAACCAAAGAGCGCCACCAAGGCACTCGACGAGTCCGTGACATTGTCGGAACGTCAGGTCGCCATGTACGACATGTACGAAGGCGTTGTCGAGATGTACGGCGTCTTCGACAAGGGCATCGGCGCCAACGGTGCGCACTACATCGAAGCCGAAGGCAACCCATTTAAGGCCGAAGGCATGGCGTGCAAGAACTGTGTGTTCTACCTCGCCAACCGTTGCGAGATCGTCGATGGTGACATCGAAGAGGACGCACTGTGTAAGATGTGGATTATCCCCGAGTCCGCATTGGTTGTCGCTGAGGCCGTCGAAGAGATGGACGAAGAAGAGACCGAAGACATGGCCGAGGAAGTCGTCGCAGAAGCCGAAGCGATGGTCGAAGAGCCGGTCGAAGAAGTCGCGTCAATGCACGCAATGGACGACGAAGACAAAGCCCTTGACAACACCGCGACAATAAACAAAGAAGCGGTCAAGCGCTTTGCACGTCGCCTGCTGGGGGTCAAATGAAGTCAACACCACACGCAATCAAAGCCGTCGCACCGTTCACCCTGAAGGGTCGCGGCGTCGTGTACGGCGGCGAGGACTTGACCGGTGACCGATTCAGCAAAGATACCGACTTCGGCGGCTCGCGTCCCTTCGTTGGGATGCCGGTGTACTACGACCACGCACTCGGTGGCATAAAGTCACAGATTGGCGTCGTCAAAGTATGGACACCGTCGGACGAAGGTATTGACGTGCAAATTGAACTTGACCGCCGGCACAAATACGCAGCCGACGTGATGAAACTCGCCGAGAGCGGCGCGCTTGGTCTCAGTACCGGCGCATTGCCTCACCTCGTCGAGCGCGTTGACGGCGAAATCAAACGCTGGGTCGTCGGTGAAATCTCATTGACGCCAACCCCAGCGGAGCCCCGCACCACTACCGAAGTCTCGACCAAGGGAACCACTGTGCGCACTGCGGCAGCGAAAACCGGTCATGACGATATCAAAACCGCAGTACCTACAGAGGAAACACACAACACCATGGACAACATCAAAGACGCAGTCAAGGCCGCCATCAACGAACTCGCCGGCGAACCGGTGAACGGTGGCACGATCCACGCCGCTCCTGCAATGAAGAGCGCACCAGCCGCTGTCGAAACCAGCAGCCCCTTCGAGAGCAACGAGTACCATCAGGCGTACAAGTCGTTCATGCGTGGCAGCGATGATGCCAGCGTGATGAACACCTTGCACAACGCCAAGAAGGCCGCGTTCAAGACACTGACCGAAGCAACCAACAACGACGGCGGCTTCACCGTACCAACGACCATCAACCGCGAAATTGTCGCACGCCGTGACGAACTTTCGTTCCTCGGTCAAATCGGCTTCACCCGTGTACAAACGGAATCGTGGAAGCACATCATGCCTGCGCAGTCCGTCAAGGCAACCCCGGGGATTGTCGCCGAAGGTGTGACCGCAACAGCCAGCGAGCCAAACCTCGCCAACTCGAAGACGATCCAACTCTACAAAGACACCCTTGAGTTCGCATTGTCAGATGAACTCATGGCCGACACTTCGTCGAACCTTGAGCAATTCCTGCAGAACGAAATCGCACGGGCGATGGCAGTCAGCGCCAACAACTACATCGTCAACGGTTCCGGTTCTTCGCAGCCTTACGGCCTTTTGACCCGCGTCACGAACACCTTCGCATTCAGCGCAGCGGCAATCACCAACGCGCAGATTGTCGGGCTCAGCACCGACGTTGCAGGCGAGTACCTGACCAACGGGGAAACCGGCTTCATTATGCAGAACTCCACTTGGGGCGCATTGAAGACATTGGACCTGACCAACTACAACCGCATCACGGACACCGTGAACGGTAACCGCACGGTCGAAGGTTGGCCGGTGATGTTGTCGGCACAAATCGCCGCAATCGGCACAACCAACAAGTCGGTCATCTTCGGTAACTACGCATACTACGCATTTGTCGAGCGTGCAAGCGGTGTGCAGATTGAGCGCTGGCGCGACGTGCGCAAGGGCTTGACCTACATCGTCGCTTCATGGCGCTACGGTGGCGACGTGACCCAAATCGAAGCCTTCTCGGTCGGCGTCCACGCTTAGTCATCCGGATGAACTGCCGAGGAATCCTCGGCAGTTCATCCACATACGGAGTCCCCACTATGAAGATTCAAATGTTATCGGGCATCGTATTCCGAGACGCAGAGACCAAAGCGTGCACACCGTACAGCGCTGGCGAAATCGTCGAAGTGAGCGAAGCGGAAGCCAAGCAACTCATCGCCGAAGGTTCGGCCGTTGCGTTGGAGAACGAAGCGCCAGCGGAGAAACCGAAGCGCACGACAAAGGTGGTCTAAGTGGCATACGCAACCGCTGCGGATTTGCGTGCGTACATCGGCGCAACCGCTACGACGGACGACACTCAACTCGGTAACGCGGTGAGCCGTGCGCAGACCGAAATCGAACGACAGACGCACCGCTTATTCGAGGCGGCCGCAGACACCACACGGTACTATACGCCGTTGTGGCGTCGTGATTATCTGGGCGATCTTGAAGACGACGGGCGAACCTTGTGGCTCGGTGCAGACCTGTGCGCCATCACATCGATAACCAACGGCAACGGTACCGCGGTCTCGTTGTCCGACGTCGTCATGGTCGACAAGAACATCACGCCATGGTACGCAATCCGGCTCAAAGACTCTGCAAACGTCGAATGGACATTCACCGGTTCGCCGGAGTATTCCATCAGTGTGGTCGGTCGCTTCGCATACTCAACGACGCCACCAGCGGACATTGTCAATGCGACGCTCATGCTTGGCGCGTATCTGTACCGACGCCGCGAAGGTGGCCCGGATACTGACCGCAACATCATCAGCGCAGACGGCGTGCTTATGGCGCCGGGACGGTTCCCGAGCGACGTGACGACCATCATCAAGAAATACGTGAGGCACTCGTGACGTCACAACTCGACAGCATCCTTGACGCGGTCGAGGCAATGACCGTCAGCGGAGTGACGACGGTATACCGCGGTTCATCGCTGAAGGACTCCGCAGAAATTGCGGACATCCCCATGCGAATCATCAGCGCAATCGGTATGAGTTCCGCGCGTGTCCAAACAAAGACGCTCGGCGGGACTGGCCACGTGATGATGGCGGAGTGGACCATTACCGACCTTGCACTACTCCGCTCGGCGGGGATGGGCTTGGGATTGTCGGACATTGCGCCAAGTGTCGAGGCGTACCTCGGTGCGTACCACGACGCGGTGCGCTCGTTGTCGGCTCCGTCGTGGGCAGTGATTGACCTTCGATGTCGTGCGCAGGTCTTGGAGTTCCCAGCGGCATCGGGCCGCAATTATGACGCCGTCGTGGCGACCCTCGTGTTCCGTGAGATTAACCAATAGGAGACCTTAGACATGGCACAAACCACAGCAGCCGTAAACGGCGTCGCCTCAACGGTCAGCATCAAAGTTGCGTCCGGTTCGTACGTTGACATCAGCGGAGCCACGCAGAGCGTAGACGCCGCAACCGCCACCGTAATGAACTCCGACACCTACACGCTCGACGGGAGCGGTGCAATCATTTTGTTGGGCAAGTACGAGCCGGTCGACGTCACCGTCAACATCTTGTACACCGAAGTGCTCACCACGGAACCGTTCATGGTTGCTCAGGCCGCCTTCGCAGCCAAGAGCGCAGTACAGATTAAGTGGTTGCCGAAGGGCGCCGCCGCAAGTGCGAACAGCATCGAGACCGCAGCAACGGGCTACATTACGTCCATCGATTACCCAGCCGTTGACGCATCGTCAGCCGATGCGCTCATGGTTTCCTTCACTGTACGTTGCCCCGGCATCACGTACACTGACGTCGCATAGTAGGGCGTGCGGTCATGGTGGGGCGTGACCGCGTGCCAACATTTAGCCCCACCCATTTATTACAAAGGAGATGCCCCACATGTCTCACGAATACACCGTCGACGATTCGAAGTTGACCATTGGCGACTTGGTCAAACTGCAGGCCGGCAAAGATGACCTCAGCGTCACCGTTGCGATCCTGCGCAAGTGCGTCACCGTCACCGAGGGAGATTTTGAAGACATTCCGGCAAAGCACTTCCCGGCAATCGTCAAAGCCGTCCTCGGTTCGTTGTCGCCATCACTGGGAAACTAAAGAAGGCGCTCAGTGCACACCTTTGGGTGGGCGAAGAAGCGCCAATGGAATACATACGGCTGATTATGTGTCGTGACGTGTACCATTGCACACCGACGGAACTCGAGGCGGTCCCTTGGCGAATTATCCAAGAAGACCTTGCCATGATGCACATCGAGCGCACGGTACGCACGCGAAGGAATAAGAAGTAATGGCCGAAGAGACGGTACTGATTCGCTTTAAGAGCGAAGACGATGCAACGAAAACCACCAAGGCCGTCAATGACGGGCTCGACGATGTCAGCAAAAACGCTGGTAAGGCGGGCTCTTCGTTTTCTGGTATGGGCTCGGTAATGACTGGGGTATTGCAGGGAATCGGTCAGGGCCTTATCGGGATGGCGTCGCAACTCGGTGGCAAGGCAATCAGCGCCGTCACCGACTTTGTGAGCGGTTCCATCGAAGAGGCTTCGCAGTGGAATAGCGTATTCGCACAGACGCAAGCGGTCATCGAGTCAACCGGTGGCGCGGCGGGCATCACTGCGGATGAAATGGCGAATCTTGCAACAAACCTCAGCGCATCCGCTGGCGTGTCGTTGTTCTCTGATGATGCAATCCTCGGTGCGCAAAACGTCTTAGCGACGTTTACCAACATCGAAGATCTACAGTTCGCAGGCGCAACCGAAGCAATCCTCGATATGTCGCAAGCGCTTGGTGTGGATTTGGACAGCGCAGCGATGCAAGTCGGCAAAGCGTTGAACGACCCAGTCGCAGGCTTGGCGGCGCTGAGCCGAAGCGGCGTACAGTTCACCGCAGAGCAAGAAGCCATGATTAAAGCCATGGTGGAAGCGGGCAACGTTGCAGGCGCACAAGAAGTCATGTTGAAAGAACTGAACACGCAGTTCGGCGGCTCTGCACAGGCTGCGGTGAACACCTACGCGGGCCAGCAGGTCATACTGCAAGAGAAAATGGCAGGCATACAGCAGACGCTCGGCGAAGCGCTTATGCCGCTGATGATGCAGTTCGGTACGTTCTTGTCTGACACGCTTGTTCCAATCTTTGCGGACGTGGTCACCGGTATCGCTGACTTCATCAACGGAATGAACGAATCAGGAACCGCGGCGGGTATCTTCGACACCATACGCAACGCCATTGCAGCGGTACCGGGTATCCTTGAAGTACTCAACGGCTACCTTGCACAGGTGTTGGTCTTCTTGCAACCACTGACCGACGCGGCGACAACCTTCGGCGAAATCTTCTTGACCGCGATGACCAGCGCAGGGTCGGCAATACTTGAGTACCTAGCATCGCCAGCGGTGATGTCGTTCTTGGCAGGGCTTCAAACGTTGCTGACCGCACTGGCCACAACGGTGCGCGACGTGCTCGTGTTGGCGTTCCAAGGTGCCGCCATTGCGTGGTCGTTGCTCAGCCAAGCGTTCACCATTGCGTGGCCGTATATCCAAACGGTGC